TAAAATATAAATAATAATATAGTACATGTACAGAAAAAGTCAAACACTGGGGCGTAATATACTGATAATCAAGGGTATATACGTAGAAATCTGGGGAAAAAGGGGGACCCGTGAAATATAAAATCGTTTTTGTAACAGACTGATAATCAAATACATAGGGGGTAACACTATACTCCAAAATATCTAACGTAAAATTTTGTGACACTAGCCTTATAAGTAGTATTAGTAACAGGCTTATGTCACCCTTAGGTAAAAAACTAACGAAATCTGTAAGTATATAATATATAAACGAATTTAAAGTAAAAGCTTTATAAGCTAAGTAATAATATAACTATGGCAATTATCTATTCATACCCACCAATAGGCGATCTTTCAGGGTCAGACACTATATTAGTAAATGATACATCGAAAGATAACAGTACTAAGACAGCTTCTATTGATGATATTAAAAGTTATGTAGATGGTGGTAGTATAAATGACGCTAGTTTAAAATTTAAATGGGACACTAAAGACGCTAATTATAAAGTTTTATCTACACGTACGGGTGTAAATTATAGTAATTTATATTATTCTAAACTACACATAACATTTGAAGATCTAGTACTTGAAGACGGATCAACCTATGGTTTGCTAATGGAAAGATTTAAACCTAGAACAACAGCGATGAGTGCAACTACGGATGCGGTAAATGTACCCTCTAGTTTTAAACGCATGTCTAATAATGGAGCTATTGCACCGTTTGACCAAAGAGTATTTGAGTTACCTATTACAACTACAACAGGTCAGTATTTCGATTTTAAATTTGATTTGTATTATTCTGATGGTGCTTTTGGTTTTCCTTTACCGTCTGGATTTTCAGGTAAAGGACCAGGAAGAAGTACATCAACGCAATATTTAGCATTTAGAATAGTTAAAAGAACTGGCGCAGTAGAAGAAATATCATCTATTGTAGCAAAATTAAGAATGATTGGCGTTAAAGGTCAATCAGCAGCTTCCACGAGTCCAGTTATAACTTTTGGAACGTATTAAAATAAAGCGGAAGAGTTGTTGAGCACATCTTCGGATTTGCTAATGGACACGTCTTCGGATGTGTCCAAGAACTCATCTGCCTTTTATAAACCCTGCTCGAAACCATAAAAACCCAATCGCTGAAAAAAAACTGGCTAATCGCCATTAACAATAAGTTTATTATACAGAGTAATAGACTTTTCATAAAAAACAAAAACAATGAGTAAAGTAGGTTTAATAATAGACGGCGCTGGTGTAGCAAAACCAATTCAATTAGAAGGAATAGGTTATGTGGGTGCGACGGCAAATACAATAATTGTAAATTATAGTCGCGGCGACTCCATCATCAACACAAGTACTTACATTATACAATTTATAAATCCAGATCTTTCTGGTAATACAAGTGAATTTTTAAGAGAAAGATTTTTAGATTTTTTAAAGCAAGGTTTAGTATCTAAAACAACAGTTTATTTAAATGATTTTATTCAAACTGTAACTTTTACAGAAGTAGGCCAGAAGCAGCAAACGACTTCTGGGCAAATTATATCTGCAGCTGATTTAAATACGGCTTGTACGGCTAGTCCTAATGTAGATGTTATATTAGATAAAACTGGTAGTGGAGTTCCATTGATTGGTACATCTATATCTTTAGCTAGCGGAAACAATCCAACAGGTCCAGTTGCGGCTGGAACATATGCTTTAGATTATTCTTCAACTCAATATTTTATTACAGTTAATAGCGTAAGTGTTATTTCTGCTATAGAAGTTTGCCCTTTACTATTGGACTATGTATTTAACTTACAAAACCTAGGAGCAGGTCCTGTCACTAGTTCAGATTTAGATGGATTAAGTATGGCTTGGAATTTAAACACTACTGATCGAAACACTTGGTTCAGTTATTATAATATACCAACAGTACCAAACCCCCTTACCAACGGACCTGATTCTCTTTTATGTAGCACCGATCCATTAGAAGAGCGCCGTATATATGGTGATGAAAATGCTTACTGGCCAATAGGTACAATTAATAATGGTAATTTAGATTTTTCAACATTTGATGTAGCTATTGGTATTAAATTAGCTGATTCTAATGTTGCTAACTGGCAAAACGGCACAGTGTATATATCTTTTGATTTAAACGCAAATGGAGGAGTTGTAGCGGATTCTACTTTTACCCCTTTTGTATTATCACCTGGTACAAATATTGCTGGTTCACCAACAGGTGGAATACCTGGTTTTGGCGATGGAACTCTTAGTGTAGTAGCAAATGCTATCCAAGGTACTGACACGCTTTACATCATGCAAGAAGGTAGAATTTTTTTACCAGCAGTTGGTCAATCTTTAATAGGTAGTGCTAATTTTACTAATGGAGCTTACATATTTTGGGATAGAAACGATGCTAATATAGATGCAGTATTTACTAACACTTGTAATCCAGTTACTTAATAAATAAATAAAAAAATGAGTAAGTATATATATATTAACAGGCACTCGCAAAGTTCAACTAGTAATGCAAATGTAGGACTAGTTTTTGTAGAAGATATAACAGATTTTGAATGTGAATTTACAGATACTCCATTGCAATTTAAAACATATGGTACAATTTTTGCTACGTGGAATATTGTTGTAGATAATAATTTATTAACAAATAGTCAAGCGAAAGAATTAACAGATAAAGCTTTTTCAAAAGCTTACATTGAATCTTTAAACGGTGTAAATTCTACTGTTGAGTTTTTTCCTCCAAATGGAGTTACATTTGCATCACAAGTATAATATACCCTGCTCGGGAGTAGAGCAAACCAATTAATAACATAAAACCAAAACCAATGACACTATATTATAAGACTAGCACGTGGAGTAGTCAACCACAAATATCCGAAGACCAAATCGCATTTTGGAAACATATCGCTGAAAAGAAAAACTGGCGAATAGTACAACTACCAAATGGATATTTTCAAACCGAATACAAAGATCAAGAAGACGCGTGGCAAGATGTAACTCGTAGAGAAACACTTGATGGTGCTGAAGCTGCAATAGATGGTAGCATTGAGCACTATGCTAAAAAGCTTGAATTTGTAAAAGGTCCTAAGGTAGTAAAAACCTTTGAATAATATTTTATAATCAAATTAAATTTAATTAAATCATGAATGACAAAATTGTCAAAAACCTAAACTTTGGTGTTGATGCCAAAGATAAGGTATTTAAAGGTATAGAAAAACTCACAAAAGCTGTTAGCTCCACACTTGGGGCTAGCGGCAAATGTGTTATACTAGAAGACAATACCGGTAAACCAGTTATTACAAAAGACGGAGTTACAGTAGCTGATAGCATTATACTATTAGATCCTGTAGAAAATATGGGCGCAACACTATTAAAAGAAGCAGCACGCAAAACTGTTAAAGAAGCTGGTGACGGTACAACAACAGCTACAGTGCTAGCTCATGCTATATTGAAAGAAGCTTACGATTTAATTGATAAATCAAACGAGCGTAATATTAAGAACGGTATATTATCTGGTGTAAATAAAATTGTAGATTATTTAAAAGATAATTCAGTAGGTGTTACTGAAGATATGATAGATCAGATAGCTACAATATCTACAAACAACGATCCTGTGTTAGGTAAACTTATAGCAGATGCTTTTAGAGCTGTAGGTGAAACAGGTGTTGTAATCATGGAGCACTCTGATGGTGATGAAACTACATTTGATATTGTAGAAGGCGTAGAGTATGATAAAGGTTTATTAAACCCTAATTTAATAACCAATAAAGAAAAAGGTACAGTCGAGCTTGACAACCCTTTAGTTTTAATACTAGATTCAAAAGTAGAGTCAATAAGACAGATACAGTCAGTATTAGAACATATTATAAAATCAAAACGAGCTTTGTTTATTATCGGTGAAGTAGAAACACAAGTGCTATCTGCTTTAGTTATGAATAAAGTAAAAGGTAACATTAAGATCAATATAGTTGATCCACCTGCTTTTGGCGTAAGAAGAAAAGAAATATTAGAAGATCTTTCCCTGCTTACTGGCGCTAAAATTATTAATGAAACATTAGGTGATGATCTAAATACTATTGAAGTAGATTACTTAGGTGAATGTATAAAAACAACAACTGATAACGATCAAACTGTAATTCAAGTTGATAGTAACTCAGAAGAAGTTGAAGACATTATTAAGCAAATAAAAAAAGATCTTAAAAAGAAATTAAAACCTCATAAGGTAGTTGGTTTAGAAAAAAGACTAGCTAGACTATCTGCTAAAGTAGCTATTGTAAAAGTAGGTGCTAATTCAGAGGTTGAATTAAAAGAAAAATCAGATAGGGTAGAAGATGCTATCTGTGCTACAAAAGCCGCTATTAAAGAAGGTATAGTTTCAGGTGGCGGTATTGCTTTGTTAAATGCTTCTGAAGAACTAGATGAATCTATTATAGGTGAAATAGTTTTAAAGAAAGCAATAAAATATCCCTACAAAACTATACTTAGTAATGCTGGTATTGAGCATAAACAAGTTGGTGATGTAGGTTTTGGATTGAATGTGGTTACAGGAAATATGGTAAATATGATCGACGAAGGAATTATCGATCCTTTGCTTGTAACTAAAAGCGCTTTGATAAACGCGGCTTCTGTAGCTACAACAATACTATCAACTGATTGTGTAATTAACAACCTTAGAGTAGATGAAAGCGGTAGGTAATTATATAATCATAAAGAAAATAAAAGAAGGTACTACTAAAACAGAAGGCGGTTTATATTTATCTGAAGCTGATAAGCAAGATATTAGATATGTGAAAGCTGAAATTGTTAGTGTAGCTGATGAAAGTTTTAAGTTGAAAAAAGGAGATGTAGTGTTTTACGATAAGCACGCTGGTCATAGAATTGAATATGAAGATAATTTTTTCTACATTATAAAACTACAAGATATAGTCGTTGTTGTATGAAAAGGCTAGATGCAGATGATTTAAAAAAATTAAATCTGCTGAAACACTACCGCATAATACGAAAGTGGGCTTGTAAAAACAACGGCTTGAATGACGCTGATCTTGAACTACTAATATATCTAGACTGTATGGATTTATTTAGTAAAAAAGATTTTGAAATGGGAGCTTATTCTTATAGCTGGGATAACAGAAGATGGAATAGGCTTTTAAAAGAAGACTGGATAGTTGTTTGGCGAGAAAGAAACAGAACAACACAAAAGTATAATATATATAAAGTTTCATTTAAATGTAAACAATTAATTAAACGTATATATAGAATTATGCTAGGTGAAGAAGATATTCCAGTTAGCGAAAGAAGAAATAAAATAATGAAGGGTAAAACATATATAGATAGAGTTTTACAAACTTCTATTAAAAATGTTAATCTAGACAAAGAAAGATAATTATGGCTAAACACGAAGATCACGGATCATCTATGAAAATGGTAGATCCAACTATGACGATGACTTACCAACCACCTATGCCTGCTAACCAAATGGGTACGGCTAAACCAGTGTTTAGTCCTCAAACGCAAGGTATGGCGCAAACTATTTATGGTACACCTGAGCAAAGACAAATGTCTGTTGGTTCTGGATTTATGATGGAATCACCTTTAGAAGGTAATGAGTTCACTGGAGCTTTAGCAGAAGCAAAAGCATCAGGCGCTAGTACATTTGAAGTTGGTGGAGAAACTTACGACGTAAAATAAAAATTATGGATCACAATATAGAAAAGTTAATTAGAAAACCTGTTCTTGAAGGACAAGTAGGAGAATCACACGTTTGGGACGGGCCACTAGACACCACTGGATTTCCAATGGGTAAAGGTAGTAGTTCAGGTATTACTGGTATGCAAGTTAAAAAATATCCTTGCGAATATAAACCAGGTCCTATAACTCAAAGAGCTAAACAATAAAAATATAATCAATGGCAAGTAATCAACCAACAAAAGCAATTGACGTTGTACCTAGTGATACTATAAATATTCCACAACCAGGAAGTATTGTAGGTGGTACTAGTTCTACAACAGGTAACACTTTAACTGATGCATCAGCTACTTTTTTAAATAGCTCTTCAAATGCATCTGGTTATAATATTAGAGGTGGCGATGTAGTTATTGTAAATGGAGAAATGGCAGAAGTAGAAACTGTAGATTCAGATACAGTAATAACTTTAAAATCTGCTATATCAGCTGTGGCTGGTTATAGCTATAAGATTTATAAAGGAAACGGTGGTGATCTAAAATTTGGCTACAATGGTTACAGCTTATTCGTAGGAACAAGTGGTGATGTAGCAGTATTACCAGCGGGTACAGGTGATGATAGTGTTATTCTTAAAAACGTAGCAAGTAATTCATACGTACCATTACAAGTACAAAGAGTATTATCAACAGGAACAACAGCAACGCATATCTTAGGATTAGAATAAAGTATGGCTCCAAGCATATTGGGTTTAGCTAGTGCTATACTAGGTATACCAACAATAACGACTTTTATCCAAAATCTAATATCAGCTTTAACTAGAAACTCAGAGTATATTGAAAATGTGCAATGCACTAGAAATCAATTACAAGAGTTTGAAGATGAAGATCTATTAGGTAAAATGAGTATTTTACTAACGCCAACTGGATATTCAGATGGTAGCTTAAATACTATTATACCGCCTTATCAAGTCTTGCCTACTGAACTCGTTACTAATGGCGATTTTAATGATGGTAGCACAGGTTGGACTTCTCAATCAGACGTTACATTTGGAGATGGTACAGTATCAATGGACTCTACAAGTCTAAATGCTTATATCAATCAAGATATAATAACAGTTGGCAAAAAGTATAGAGTATCAATAACAGTTGATGCATTAAGTATTGCTAATAAATTGGAGTTAATAAATGGAAGCGGTTTAGTTTACAAAGTATTAGAGGTCGGCACAAATAACTTTGATATAATTGTAACAGGAAATGGTGCTTTTAGAATTAGAACAAAAGATGGTGCTACATCTACAATATCAAATGTATCTGCTAAATTAGTAACAGACGATACCGACTTACCAAGAATAGATTATTCACCTTATTCAGGCGCTGGAACTTGTGGTCATCTTTTGCTCGAACCACAGAGGACTAATTATTTACCTTACTCAGAGGATTTTACGCAATGGACTGTTCAATCACCCACAACTATAACTTCTAATACAACTGAAACTTTAAGCCCAAGTGGAGAGTATAATGCTTCTAAAATAGTTAGTAATGGCTCAAATGGGTTTTATTATCAAGCATCAAGCACTCTTATAGGTGTAGTGTCAAGAAGTATATATCTAAAAAGCGTTACAGGTACTGTTAATGTAGTGCTTAAAGACCCTGTGTTGACTCAAACTCAAAAAACATTATCAGTAACTGAAAATTGGCAGAGATTTGATTTAATTGAAGATAATTTACACGGGGCAAGACAAGGTCTTTGGATTGACGATATACCAAGTAGTGGTATTTATGCTTGGGCTGCTCAGTTAGAAAGTGGGGATTACCTAACGTCCTACATACCAACAAGCGGTTCAACAGTAACTCGCTCTGCTGACGTAGCAAACAATAGTGGTAATGCTGACTTGTTTAATGATAGTGAGGGTGTGCTATATGCAGAGATAAAAAAAGACTCTAATGCTTTAGATAACGCATTTTCTATGATAACTATTGGAGATGCACTTAACAATAGATTGCAAATTGCTCTTATTGATAATTCTAATGATTTTGACGTACTCGTAGGGTCAAGCTCAGGTACAAATAACATATCGTCTGCTTTCAATTATGGTAGTTACAACAAAATAGCTTTAAGCTATAATTCAAGTGGGTTTAAGGTTTTTCACGATGGCACTTTAGTAGGTAGTGATAGCAATACTATATCAGGTTTGAATTTACAAGAATTAAAATTTAGATTTGCTACCAATACTTCGTATGACTTCTACGGAGATGTAAAATGCGTAGCAGTATTTAAAGAAGCACTAAGTAATGATTTACTTGAAAGACTGACAGGCGAGGGTTACGAATCCTTTAGACTATTAGCAGAAGCAAACAACTATACAATTATATAAAATGGCAGTAAAATTAGGAAATGGTAATTGGGCAGTAAAAGAAGATAAGCTATTAGCATATAACGACAATAGTGGTTTATTCTTTAACAAAGAGTTTGACTTTTCAAGGGGTTCTACTGCAACGTATGTAGGTAGAGATGGTTTAATCGCATCTGCTGCTTCAGGAGTGCCAAGAATAGACTTTACTAATGACACTAAAGGGCATCTACTCTTAGAGCCGAGTAGGACTAATTATGCTACTTATAGCAACGATATATCGCAATTTACTACAGTTACAGTTGGTGGTACTCTTACAGAAACTGCAAACTATGCAGAAGCACCTAACGGAGAAAATGAAGCTACAAGGTTACAAATGTCAGCAAGTGGGAGTAATTATTCTTTAAAAAGCACAAACACAAGTGCCTTTAATGATGATTACTATGGCTCTATATATCTTAAAAGCAATACAACTGAAAATCAAGAAGTAGCTATATATGGTAGAAACTCTGTACAACAATCTTATACAGTAACTCCACAATGGCAAAGATTTGAAGTTTCTTGCAACAATGCTTCAGGAAGTGCGTTTTTTAATTTTGGAGTATTTAGCTCATTTGGTAGCGATACTGATTTAGATATTTTAGCTTGGGGTGGTCAATTAGAGCAAGGAGATTATAGCACAAGTCTAATTAACACCACAGGTGCGGCTTCCACTCGTAATGCAGACCTATGTAATAATAGTGGCTCTGCACAAGACTTTAACGATAGTGAAGGAGTATTGTATGCGGAAATAGAAGCACTTACTAATGAAGATGATTCTCACAGGCACATTTCAATTAGTGATGGTACAGTAAGCAATTGTATTATGATAGCATACAGAACGAATGGCAATTTAAATTTATACAATAATGGTACAGGTTCATCAGAATCAATATATGGCGATGCAGGGTATGATTTAACAGACAATTTAAAAATAGCTGTAAAGTATGGTGCATCAAAATCCGATTACAGAGTTTATGTTAATGGTGTACAAAAAACAGTACGAGCAGGTTTTACAGCTACTTCAATTAGTGGTTTAAATACATTAAGATTTGAACAAGGTGGAGGTAGTAACAAATTCTACGGCAAAGTAAGAAACGTACAAGTATTTACAGAAGCTCTTACAGACGAACAATTAGAAAAATTAACAAGTTAGTATGTACGATAAAGCATCAATAGCGTTAATACCAAGTGGTTATAGAGATGGCGAGTTATACTCTGTCTTACCTGCTAATGGCGATGGGGATTTTAATTTTGGTAGTGGTTCGACTGCGACACGAGTAAACAAAGATGGACTCATAGAAACAGTAGGCGATGATATACCACGCTTAGACTATCCACTAACTAATGGCGTAGTAGGAGATTGTCCTCATTTGCTTTTAGAGCCGAGTAGAACAAATTTATTAATTCAAAGCGTTAACCTTGCATCTATATTTACTTTTAATACAGGTGGTGGCTCATTAACTGCTAATTATGGCGTGTCTCCTGATGGAAGTAAAACATCTACAAGAGTCATTACAAATGATACAAACAATTCTCATTGTTTTGAAACTTTGAGTGGAGGTTCAGGTTCTTTAACTTATTCGTTATATTACAAAGGTGTTATTGGAGAAACTACAACTATAAGAGCAATAGCTGTTGGAAGTGGCGGTGTGGGTGCTGAAAAATCAATTACTTTTACAGGTAAATGGCAAAGAGAACAGATTACTTTTCAAAGAGGTGCAAGTGTAAATTATGTATATATTGTTGACTATAGAAGTATAAATGGTACAGCAACGGACTTTCAGGTTTTCGGTGGACAAGTAGAGGAAGGAAGCTATACAACTTCATATATACCAACGTCAGGAGGTGCGGTATCACGCTCAGCCGATATCTGTAATGGTTCAGGTACAAGTGCAGAGTTTAACGACAGCGAAGGGGTTTTGTTTGCTGAAATAGCATCGTTTGTAAGTAGTGGCACAAGCAGAAGAATAGCTATATCTGATGGAGATTATACCGATAGAATTGAGATATTATACGGAGCTGCAACAAACAGAATAGATTATCAAGTTATAAGTAATAATGTTTTTCAGGCAGGTGGATTTTATACTGTAACAGACGTAACTGATTTTAATAAGGTGGCTGTTAAATACAAGCAAGATGACTTCGCATTATGGATAAATGGCGTAGAGGTTAGCACTGACAATAGTGGAAACACACCAACAGGATTAAATACTTTACGATTTGAAGATGGCGGAGGTGGTCTTGATTTCTACGGAAAATGCAAACAACTAATATATTTTAACGAAGCACTAAGCGATAGCGAATTACAAACACTAACAAGTTAATTAAATTAAAATGAAGTATATATTTAAGAAATATGAATTTGACAGTCAAAGCCAGGCAGAGTCTAGGATCAATGCTCTACCGTCTGTACAAGACGAAGATGGTAACGACCAGCCTTCGCATAGCCATACAGTTGTAAAACTAGGCTACTTGTGGACAGTCGAGCCTACCTACAACGAAGAAGGCGAAGTTGAGACAGAGGGTACGCAGTCTGACAAATATTCTGTAGACGTTTTATGGAAGTCTAGCGAAATAACAGAAACAGACGAAGACGGTAACTCTACTGTACAGTACCCATATGGCTGGAGTAGTAAAGAAATAGACATAGAAGACAACGGCGTACATACGTTTGCTGGCTGGAATTTTAAAGAATAGAATTATGGACACTACAAGTTTTAAAGTTTACATAGCGAACCTATCCACAATGACAATAACCGCAATCGACCACATAGAGAGTGCTTTGAAAATACTTTTGCTTGTAGTTACTATAGGCTACACTATTCAGAAATGGTACGAGATTAAAAAGAAATGATTAAAGATAAAGACTTACGAGGGTATTTAGGAGCTGGGATTATATTTTTCCTAGTAATGGGTCTCTTGTTGTTTTTAGCGTTCTATGAGATACCAGACACAAATAACGACATATTTAAAGTTATAGTCGGTATGCTAGTAGGATCTCTAAGCGTAGTTATTTATACGTTTATAGGTAAAAACCCAGAAGAAGTGTCAGAGCTACAAGCTAAAAGCCAAAGCCTAGAAACAAAAGTAAAACAGCTAGTCGAAGAAAAAGACAATATAGAGAAAATGCTACGCAGCTTACAAAGCGACGTAATTAATAAACTATCTGTAACTGGTCAAAACTTTGAGTATAAACAATGCGAAAAATAAATAAAATAATAGTACACTGCACAGCTACACCAGGCGACGTATCTATAGAGACTGTACGCAAGTGGCACGTAGAAGAGCGAGGCTGGCGAGACGTAGGCTACCATTTTTTAGTACGTACAGACGGCACTGTAGAAGAGGGTAGACCTATAGAACAGTCTGGAGCACACACTAAAGGCGAAAACTGGGACAGCATAGGAGTTGCTTACGCTGGTGGTACTGGTAAAAACGGCGAGTGGTTAGACACTAGAACAGCTGAACAAAAAGACTCTTTAGTAGATTTACTATGCCAGCTAAAAGATACTTACGGCGGTACGATCTATGGACATAAAGACTTTAGCCAGAAAGCGTGTCCTAGTTTCGACGCAAAACAAGAATACGATAATATAAGCAATAGATTTTAGTATGTACGATTTTAGCATTATTTCACTAATACCTACTAGTTTTTTAATAGGAGCTAGTTACTACAGACCAAAGCCTAACTATAATTACCACGAGGCTAATTTGTATTTATTCTTAGTACAATTTCAATTACGCTGGAATGTCTAAAAAGAAATTTAAAGACACTAAAGTCGGCTCGTTCCTCATAGGCGAGAAAGGGTTGTTTAGTGGAATGTCAGAAGTATTACCAGACAAGGGATTTCTAGGCGTTTTAAAGAACTTAATTAGTAAGGAGAATACATTGAGTCCACTAGACAAGGAAAAAGCTCTTAAAATGCTCGAAATGGACAAATTAGAGCTAGAGAGCGTTACTGCTAGGTGGCAAGCTGATTTAAGTAGTAGCAGTTGGTTAGCACGTAATGTACGCCCTTTAGTATTATTATACTTAATTTTTATGACTACTCTAATAGCGATACTAGACAGTGCAAACATCGAGTTTACTGTAGGCTTAGAGTGGATAGAATTACTAAAGTCTTCTACGATTACAGCTATGCTAGCGTACTTTGGATCTAGAGGCGTAGAAAAATACAAAGCTATTAGTAATGGCAAAGGCTAAAGGGTTTATACACATTGAGCGTAAGCAAGTTAAAAGACCTGGCGTACACGCCAAGTCAAAGACTAGTAAATTAAAGACTAGCAAAAATTACCAGAAAAAATATAGAGGTCAAGGCAAATAGACTAGTATGTATAGACTAGAATATAATAGACTAGTATATATAGAGTAGTATTTATGTACTAGTATAATAATAGACTAGTAATATAATAGACTAGTCTATAGTAAAAAGCATTATTTATTTTTAATAACCAAATTTTAGTTTAATTTTTTTAGTTTTATTTTTACAGTATGGAATTACAAGACAGAGTTTTAAAGATTGTAGGTTACAAAACCTGGAGTGACAAACGCAAAATAGATACTCTTTTAGAAATAGACGCTACTATGTATACAAATCTAGGCAGCGACTCGACTAAAACAGAGAGAGAAAACACTAGAAGAGACAGTCGCTTTATTTATAGAGCTATAAAAAGTATAGACGAGCACTTAGGTAAGGAGCTGCTTATTAATCAATGCTAAATGCCTAGAAAGCTAACCAGAAAAAACATAGTCAAGAAACTAGACACAGTGTTTAGTGAATACATACGTAGAAAGTATGCAGACAAGCTAGGCTATGTAAAGTGCTATACTTGTAATAAAAAAGCATACTGGAAGGGCGAAGGCATACAGAATGGTCACTTTATTTCTAGAGCGTCTAGAGCTTTAAGATGGTCAGAAGAGAACTGCAGACCCCAGTGTTACGGCTGTAATGTAGGGCGTTATGGACAGGCTTATATCTTCTCACAGAATCTAAACAAAGAATATGGCTACGACAAAGCTGCTGAGCTATTACAGCAAAGTCGAGAAATAGTAAAACACACTGATCTAGAACTATTAGAAAAAATAGAATATTATAAGGGTCTAATAGATAAACTTTAGTTATATTTGCTATCTCTATTTTATACATAGTTAGTCATTTTTATTAGAGAAGGGGTTTAGTTTTTACTAGACCCTTTTTTTTATTAACATTTTTTTTATTAGCTTTACGTCAAAATACTAATTATGGATTTACAAACTGCACGCATTGAAGCACTAGAGCAAGAAGTATTTAGGCTCAAACAAAAAGTAGAATTTCTAGAAGCTCAGCTAGAAGTCAATAATAGAGTACTAGAGCAAAACCTTTTTATTTAAAACCCTTATATATGAAAACTGGTAAAATTACCCATATTGACCCAGACGGTCAATGGAATGGTCTACAGAAGTATAAAGTTACTTTTGCGGACGGATTGCAATATACTTTTTTCGCTAAAGGAAAATTTAAGCGAAATATCGGAGACGAGATCTCTTACGAGGTCAGCAACGAAGAGTATAAAAACGCTAAGCTATTAATGGATCAAAAACCAAGTAGCTTTACTGGCAACAAAGACACGCTAATTGTGAGACAGACTTGCATTAAAGCAGCTGCAGAGTTTCACGCACAAAGCAGCGTAACGCCAGACGAGATTTTAGAAACTGCACAATTAATGTTTAACTGGATAACAAATGAATAAATACGAACACAAATACGTTAATAGCGTAGTAGCTAAAGAAGAGCCTAGATTTGACTGGGTAGTAACTAAACTGCATATAAAAGCAGCAGAGTTTGTAGACTTTCTAAAAGCACACAAACAAGAAATAGAAACTAACAATGGTTTTTTCTCCTTTGATATTTTAAAGTCTTCTAAAGATCCTAGCAAGTATTATGCAAGGCATACTAAAATAAACAAAGAAGTACAAGAGCCTGTCACTGCCAGCCAACAGCTACCAGACAGACAAGACGACTTGCCATTCTAGAATAATTTTTATTACTTTCGAGGGCTAGTATATTCTAGCCCTTTTTTTACGACTTAACATATGTATATAAATTTTAACGACCAAGTAAAGACACTACTAGACATACAGCAAGGCAAACACAAAGAAGCATTAAAACTAGGCATACCAGAAATAGACGAATACATCAGACTTAAAAAAGGCTTAACTATTATACTAGGACACGCCAACGTAGGTAAAACGTCACTAGTTTTGTTTTTAATGTTATGCTACGCAGTAAGACACGGACAGAAGTTTTTAATATACTCTAGCGAAAACGAGCCATACGAGCTTTTAAAAAAACTAATGGAGTATCTGCTAGAAGACCCACTGCAGAAGATTATACCTAAAGACTTTAATAACGCTCTAGATTTTATTAAGAAGCACTTTTTGATAATGGATAACTCTAAAACGTACACATACGAAGAGTTGCTAGAGGCTGCAGAAAAAACTAGACTTATATTCAAATACGACGGTTTTCTTATAGACCCTTACAATTCTCTTGTGAGATCTAGCAAGCTAAAAGATATGGGTGCACACGAATACGACTACGAGGCAGCGACACGCTTTAGGATATTCTGTCAAAAGTGGGACGTAAGTATATGGCTATGCGGACACGCAAACACAGAAGCAGCTAGACAAAAATATAGAGACGGACACCAGTACGCTGGTTACCCAGTTGTACCTAGTGCTAGCCATATGGAGTCTGGCTCAAAGTGGAATAACCGCTGTGACCAGTTTTTAGTAGTACACAGACTAACTCAGCACCCTACAGAGTTTATGTATACTCAGCTCCACTGCGTTAAACAGAAGTCAATAGAGTCTGGCGGTAGACCAACTAGCCTAGACTTGCCTATAATGATGCGAGCATTAATTAACAATGTAGGCTACTCTATTAACAATGAAAGCGTCATAAAGATTATAAAAAACATTAACGCACCGTTTTAAAATTTTGTAGCTTAATGTCCAACAATGGACACTATAAACCAAATTTACGACAAACATCAAACGTGGATAGACATTACTAAGACTTTTGACGTCAATAGCGAAACAGCTAAAGACATAGTCTCAGAAATGTATATCAGAGTTTTAAAACACACTAGAGACGAAGGCAAGAGTATCTTATATGACAACGGCGAGATAAACTACTATTTTATATTTATTACACTCCGCAACTTAGTGTACGATTTAAAAAGAGAAGAGAAAAAAATACACTACGTAGGAGTTGAGGGTCTACAGTCTAGAGAAGACGAAGACTATATAGAAGATCCTAATATATACGACAAACACAAAACTATAACTGAGTGGTTTGAGCACCCAGAGTTTTTAGAGCTACTACAAGCTGAGACTTTTATAAAAGACTTTACAAAAGATAAAATGCAGATATATTATTTACGACGCATATTTGAAGAGGTCTTTGTAGAAGGCAAGAAAATTGCAAAGCTAAGCAGAGACAGTAAAATAACTTACTGGTCTTTACGTAACACAATTAAAATAATCAAGAAACAAATAAAAAAAGAATATGAAACTAGGCACACTCTTAGAGAGAATATTTAAAGCTACTGGTATTAAATGGCTAGTAGAGAAGATAGTCATAGATTTTCTAGGCTACGAGAGCTGCGGTTGTGAACGCAGACGAGATAAACTAAACGAACTTACAATAAAAAGAAAATGACCGATAAAGATTTTGATTTCTGGACAGAGTTTAGATCAAACACATCTACCAGAATAACATACGACGAGCTAAAGCGTATAGCACAAATGCACGCTGAGTACTATAAGCACACTTTCTTTATACCGTGTAGCTGTAATAAAAAGAAAATACAAAAGTTTATAGACGACGTAAATAAGGTTTATGAAGCTAGAGCAAACGCATAAATACGAAGAAGCTGTCATAGCGTTTCTAAACATAGACGGCTGGAGTCTGGTACATACTGGCGACAGTATGCTACCTTACGATGCGATAGGCTACACGCCTAAAGGCAACAAGTGCGTAGTAGAGCTAAAATTTAGAACTAAATACTATGACACTAAGGTTATAGAAAAATACAAATACGACAAGCTAATGGAGCTAGAAGACACAGTCAAGTTGTACTATGTCTTTGACCCTAAAGGTAATTATCTATTCTGGCTAGACAGTATTGAAAACCTAGAGCAAAGCACACTTAAAATGCCAGCTACGACTTACTGGCAAAACAATAAAAAAGAGACAGAAGTATATTTATTACCAGAAAGTAAAGCCAGTGTTTCGTATATATACCCAGAAGGTTTTTAACAAACGACCTTTTTTTTTAACAATATTTTAATATATTTGGGTTATGAATAAAAATGACAATAACGTACTAGACATAGAAGAGTACAAATACTACACTGATTTTCAAGAAGCTAGCGACATATTACAGAGCTGGTATAAGCAGAAGCCTACTAAGGATATGCGACGACTATTCAACGCCTTTACAAATATAAGCGTTTACGTAACGCAGATGCAGCAACGCCAAAGGGTCTATGACGAGCAGTTAAGCAAGTTTAGATCCGCAAAGCTAAGAGCTGTAGAGCGTGCGAGAAGAGCAGAAGAGAAACTAAATAAAATAGAAAATGCCTAAATATGAAATAGAGTACTGGGAGTACACCTGGAGATATGATATGTACGATATAAAATACATAGACATAGAAGCAGACAACGAAGAAGAGGCTATCAAGAAAGCTAAAGACTTAACTAAATTTTCAAAGAAACACTCAATTTACCAGAAATATGCAGACAGTTAAATTACTAGACGGTAACCACTGGGACAAAGACAAACTCCTAGACAAAATGTTAAACGACGACTTTTACTACGGCGAGCTTAATAAACTAGCACTAAGCAGCTCTAGTCTTAAATTATTACTAGACAGCCCAAAGTCGTACTACTACATCAATAAGTACGGCAACGAGCAAACCGCTGCGTTACGATCTGGCTGGCTTCTACATACCGCCGTCTTAGAACCCCAAAAATACGACAAGCTAAAGTTTGTACCAGTCAAGAGTAAAAACACTAAGGCGTATAAACTAGCAGTAGAAGAGTACGGTCAAGTATTTACGCAAACAGAAAAAGAAGAGACTGAGCGACTTGTAGACGCATTACTAAAAAACCCACAAGCTATCAGTTTATTAAGTGACTCGAAGACAGAAGTGCCTGGTATACACGAAGACATATTTGGTATGCCGTTTAGAGGCAAGGCAGACATACTTAAAAACAAAGGTGGCATAGTAGATTTAAAAACGACAGTAGACGTACAGAATTTCGACAAGAGTGCATACCGTTTTCGTTATTACTTACAAGTATATCTGTACTGTCAAATCTTCGGCTGTGACTACAAAGACTTTACGTTTCTATGTATATCTAAAAACACACTAGACGTAGGTGTCTGGAATGTAAGCAAAGACTTTTACGAGTATGGCAAGCGAGAAGTAGAGCGAGCTGTAAAACTATACAAGACATTTTTTGTAGAGGATTTTGACCTTAATGACTATACTATAACTGGTACGATATGACAGATTTATTAGCAGCCTTTGTGTACTTTTGTTTTTTTATGCTAGGCTATATGATTGCAGATTTAAGTAAATAATATGGATTTAGGTGGTTTATTGACTTGTTTAGTGGTTTCTGCTTTTTGTTACTTTGTAGGATATTTAAAAGGATATGATGACTCACAAAGAGACAGATAGCTGGACTTGTTTGGACAACTCGTTTTGCTACGCTAAATGTGACAAGCAGTGCGAGACTTGTAAGGAATTTGACGAGAGAGTAAAAGAAAATACACAATGAAACCAAAAAAATACACTATGCTACAAAGAATAGAACGCCTGGAGCGTACTGTAGCGAAACTTTACATACTAATCGAAAAACTATACAATGACAACCCACAAGAAGATAGGAGATCTAGTAATTAATCTGACTGGTATTAACATATACCAAAGGTGCAAGAAACAAGAAGTAGTAGACGCTCGCTGTTTGTTTGACTATATAATGAGAGAGAAATGCAAATCGACTCTTTACAAAATAGTAGAGCACTACAAAAAGCAAGGGCTATATAGACATCACGCTACTATAATACACAGCTCTAAGCTATGGCAAGACGTTTGCAGACGTAAGCCAGAATACAGACGACACTTCGCTACTATAATAGGCACAGAGTTAAGCAACGCACAGTATCAAAATGCTTACGAGCTAGTACATAAACTAAAGACTAAAAAACAGTTAAGACAGTTTAGAACTATTATGCAAGAGATTATAGCATAGCAAAAAACAATTTTTTACGTTATATAGATATGCCACACGATAATTCAGACCAGAAACAAAAGATGCTAGAGACCTTAGAGTACAACTTAGGTATTGTATCTAATAGCTGTTTGAGTGCTAATGTTTCTAGATCTGCACACTACAAATGGTTAAAAGAAGATCCAGTCTACGCACAAGCTGTAAACGACATTCAAGAGACAGCTATTGATTTTGTAGAAAACAAACTATATGACCAGATAAAAAAAGATAACATTACTGCTATAATTTTTTTCTTAAAGAGCAAAGCGAAACACAGAGGCTACTATGACAAGCAAGAAATCGCTATGCCAGAAACTAAAAAGTTTACAGTCAAAGTTATTGAGTAGTGCACATAGATACAAACGTAGTCTGGTCTCACTTAGAAAAAACAGACAAGAAAATAGTTATAGAGCAAGGCGGTACACGCTCTGGCAAAACATATAACATACTTCTCTGGTTAATATTTGACTACGCCGAAAACAATACTGGCAAGACAATCTCAATATTTAGAGTAACCTACCCAGCTCTTAGGGCTACGGTTATGCGTGACTTCTTCGACATTCTTAATAAATACGATTTATACGTAGAGGCAGACCACAATAAAAGTAACAGCGAATACAAGCTAAACGGAAACCTATTCGAGTTTATTTCAGTAGACCAGCCATCGAGATTAAAAGGTAGAAAGCGAGACCTAGCGTTTTTAAATGAGTGCAACGAGTTTAGCTACGAACAATATACACAGATTTTATTTCGTACAGCTAGCGACACAAAACCTAGCTTAATATTAGACTACAACCCTAGTGACGAATACAGCTGGATCTACACTAAAGTAAAGACTAGAGAAGACGCAGACTTTCACATAACCACTTATAAGAATAACCCTTTTTTAGAGCCAGAGCTTATAGCAGAAATAGAACGCTTACAAGAGACTGACCCAGACTACTGGAGAGTATATGGTCTAGGGCAAGTAGGTAGAAACAGAGCTACTATATTTACATTCACTGAGGTTACAGAAATACCACTAGACGCAAAGCTAGTCGCAGCTGGCTTAGATTTCGGCTATGTTAACGATCCGTCGGTTTTAGTTATGACTTACAAGTCTGGCGACAACCTTTATATAAAAGAGCTGTTTTATGAGTATGCTATGACAAATGAAGACATACACAATAAACTCCTGGACATAGGCTTTGACCGTAGAGACGAGATTTTTGCCGACTCCGCAGAGCCCAAGAGCATCGACTATATACGCAGACAGGGTCAATGGAACATAAAGCCCAGCCTCAAAGGCAAAGACAGTATACTCGCTGGAATCGATATATTAAAGAGACATAAACTACACATAACAAGCGACAGCACAAACACACTAAAAGAGTTTAGAAATTATAAGTGGGTAGAAGACAAAAACGGTGTACTACTTAATAAACCAGTATCACAAAACGACCACAGTGCTGATGCGGTTCGCTATAGTATATTCACTAAACTAAGCAGACCCAACTTCGGTAAATACGCTATACGCTAATAGAATTTGGTAGTTATTAACATTATTGCTATATTGCAGACATAAATAATAAAAATGAGACTATATAAAAAACCAGACTCAGACAAGTGGGTCGACAAAAAAGAGTACTTTGACTTTCTATTTAGCAAAGACTATATGTTTGACAACGGTGCTCTAAAAGACTATTTCAAGAAATTGAAGTAGAGTAAATTTTTTCATTACACTTGGTTTAAGACCGCTCTAGAAATAGGGCGGTTTTTTTATGAGTTAAATTCTAGAAAGTTACGTTATATATAAAACGTACATTATGAAGCTAGACTTACTAGTCCCAACGTCTTTACACGATATACCTTTAAAACATTACCAGAAGTTTATAAAGACTTTTGAGAATGCAGACGACTACACAGAAGACTACGCAGCCTTAAAGATGCTAGAAATATTTTGTGGTGTACCCTACAGCGAGTCGATCAAGTTTAAGATTGGAGACATAAACACTATTGTAACCAAAATAAACAAAGCACTAGAAGAGAAACCTAGTCTTATTAATAAATTCAAATTAGGGAAAACAGAGTTTGGTATGGTTACAGACTTAAACGACCTTACGTTTGGAGAGTTTGTAGACATAGAAAATAACATTACAGACTGGGACAATATGCACAAAGCTATGGCAGTCTTATATAGACCCATAGTAAGAAAGTACAAAGACAAATACGAAATAGAAGAGTATAAAGGAGACAGCTGGTACGATGCGATGCTAGATATGCCAGCTAGTGTAGCCGTTTCTGCCATTGTTTTTTTTTACAATTTAGAGAGCGACTTATTGAATCTTACTCTGGACTCTGGACAAGTGCCGAGTCTACAGACGGAAGTTTCGACTCAAATACCAACTTCAATAAAAAGTGGGGGTGGTACACATCGATACACAGACTAGCAAAAGGAAACGTATTAAACCTAGACGCAGTGACAAAACAAAACTTACACTACTGTTTAACATTTCTAATGTACGAAAAAGAGAAAGACGAAGTAGAGACATTACACTACAAAAATAAATTAACACGATGAGCAATACAGGAGCAAGAGCATTTTACCTGGTACTAGACACAGTCAAAGACACGCTACTAGATGACGTAGACATAAACACCGTAACATACGGAGACCTTAGTGAAGTAGACCTATCTAAGCAAACTATTTTCCCTCTAGCCCACGTATTAATCAATGGAGCTACACTTACAGATCAAACTGTAGATATGAATTTAACAGTGCTTTGTATGGACAGTGTGGACATATATAAAAACGAATCAAAAGACCCTTTTGCTAAAAACGAAAGCGAACACCAGATACTTAATACAATGCTAGCAGTAGGTAATAGACTGACACAAAAGTTTATGAATGGCACTCTGCATCAAGACGGTTTTCAAATGGACGGAGACGTAACGTGCGAGATATTCTTTGACCGCTTTGAGGGACAATTAGCTGGCTGGGCTTTTACATTCACAGTAAGCGTACATAACGATATTTACAAATGCTAAAGAATATAATCAAAGAGCTAGAAAGCTACGGACATAAAGTAGTAGAGAAAGCCAAGAAAAACTTAACGCTTAAAGACAAAGACAATACTGGTCAGCTGTCTAATAGTCTACACTATAAAGTAACCCAGCAAAAGACAGAGCAGCCTAGAATAGTTTTCTATGGAGAAGACTACGGTAAGTTTGTAGACTTAGGAGTACAGGGTAACGACCCAGAGAAGATGCCTAAAGGCTCAAAGTCTAGATTTAACAAAGCACCGAATAGCCCATATCAGTTTGGTAGCGGACGTGGCAAAAAAGGTCTACGTAAAGGCATAAACGAATGGGTACTACAAAGAGGCACGTTTGAAGTCAGAGACGACAAAGGTAGATTTATACCTAGAAAGTCTTTAGTCTTTTTAATATCCAGGTCAATATGGTATACTGGTATATCAGCCAGTTACTTTTTTAGAGACGCACAAACAGCTTACAAGAATCCTACTTTTAGAAATTTAGGTAATGCTTTTGCTAAAGACGGTGCAGACATAATTGAGCACGATCTAAAAAGCGTACCAAACATAAACATTAAATATGGCAACTAAGATAAATTTAAGGAGTCCGTTTTATTTAAAAGCAGAGCCTCAGACTGGCACTCTCACTAGTGCACAGATGGAATTATACGTTTACACTGGTGCTCTACTATCTTCTCCTACATCGAGCGAGCTTAGATATACACTTACTAATACACCTTTGTCTGGTAACAATTTTGTAGTATTTGAAATTAGCGAACTAGTAAGAGACTACCTGGACATTGAGTTTGACGGAGAGTACGACAGTCAGGCAGTATGGGTTCGACCTACGTTTACATTAACAAAAACAGTAGGATCTGAAACACCTACACCTGTTGACTATATAGCTTTAGATGGTTATGGTTACTTCCACGAGGGTACGAATCCTCAGCTTTCAAGAGGACTGTTAATGTCAAACAATACTATATTCAGACTTAACTACGACAATGTCAGAATACCAGTATTTGCAGAAGACACAAACACAGTGACATTCTTGTACAAAGGAGAAGAGAAACGTACAGAAACAATTACATACTCTAATAACACAGACAGCATAATTGACTACGTAACAGTAAGCGGTATTGACGACGTTGACACATACAGAGAGCGAGTCATAAATGACGGTGGCACTCTAGAAGACAGTTACTGCTTAGATCAGTTTTTAAACAGCTTTAACATAGGCGAAGTAGACCAGGTTATAATTAACACAGACGCTGGTATAGAAGTAGTTAAGATTATTACAGTAAGCGAATGTAAGTACGAGCCTTACAAAGTTACATTCGTTAATAAGTTTGGTGCTTTACAGGACTTGTGGTTTTTCAAAAAGTCAGTAGAGTCAACTAATGTAAAGTCTGAGCAGTTTAAGGCATCTATATTCGATCAGTCTACACTTACCTACAAAACATATAAACACCAGCAACAAGCGTTTATGTCGCAAGGCAAAGACAAAATTTCAATGAATACTGGTTTTATAAACGACGACTACAACTCCGTCATAGAAGAGCTGTTATTAAGCGAGCAAGTATGGTACACAGAGATAACAGAAACAGAAGAGAAAATAATACCAGTAATACCACTTACAAAGTCAGTGACATATAAAACAAGTCTTAACGACCAGCTATCTGACTACACAGTAGAGTTTGAACACGCATTTGACAAAATAAACAATATAAGATAGTGCAGAGCATACAGTTATACATAGAGGGTCAAAGAGTGGATATGTACAAAGACGAAAGCGTACAGCTGACTCAGTCTATTCAAAACGTAAAGGATATCGCTAAGGTATTTACAGAGTTTACAAAGACTTTTACTCTGCCAGCATCTAAGACTAACAATAAGATATTTAAGCACTATTATAACTTTGACATTGTAGATGGCTTTGATGCGAGAACAAAAAAAGACGCTACACTTGAATTAAACTACCTACCATTCAAAAAAGGTAAGATTAAGTTAGAGGGTGTAGACTTGCAGAATCGCAGACCTAAGTCGTATCGCATTACGTTCTTTGGTAATACAGTAGAGCTTAAAGATTTATTAGGCGAAGATAAATTAGATGCCTTAGACTGGCTTAATAACTTTACTTTAGACTATGATGCAAGTAATGTTAAGACAAGGCTACAAAGTGGTGCAGACTTTACAATAAATAGTGTTACTTACACAGATGCTATTATAACGCCTTTAATTGCTCACAATTACAGACTATACTACGACTCATCTACTCACGTTCAAGACACAAGAAATTTAGCTTTTAGTGGCAGTGGTCAAAAGAATGGTGTGCTTTGGTCAGACTTAAAATACGCAATAAGGGTTTATCCCATTATAAAAGCCATAGAAGAAAAATATGGTCTTACGTTTTCTACTGATTTTTTCAATACGTCAAACAGTAGGTTTTATGATATGTATTTATGGCTGCAAAGAAAAAAAGGCAACCTTATAGAAGATGACCAAGAGTTTATAAGTCAAGTAACAGCGTTTGCACTTACACCAACAGGCGATTATGTTATAACTACATCTTTGACTGAATTAGAGGTGCAAATACTAATAACAGACATAACACTCACAACAGTAGCGAGTACATCAACAGTACCTTATGACGTTTTAATGTATCGTAATGGTGTGTTGGTAGGGGATATAATAGGCAAGACAGGTAACCTTACAAACGAGCCGATAAACTTTACAAACTTTAGCGATGGCACTTTAACTTTTTATGTAAGAGCAAAAGATGCTATTGACTTAACTACATTTAGTTTGACTTTTAGTAGTAGCTTTGGTTCAGGTGCACCAAGTCCTCAGACAGTAGGTGCAGGTAACGCAGCAGTAACTACTACAATATCGTTTATCCCTACACAGCAAGTACCTGAGATTAAAGTAATAGATTTTCTTACAGGTCTTTTTAAGCTGTTTAACCTTACTACGTTTGTAGAGAATGATGGCACTATATACGTTGACACTTTAGATAACTTTTACGCAAATAAAAAGTCAATAAGCACAGCATACGATATAAGCGAGTTTGTAGATGTAAATAGCAGTACAGTTGATGTAGCACTACCATACAAAGAAATATCTTTTAAGTTTAAAGGTACTAAGTCTTTACTCGCATCTAAGTTTAACCAAATAAACAACAGAGAATGGGGGTCAATAGACTATAACAATAACGAGAACTTAGATGGTGGTGTATATAAAGTGGAAGCACCTTTTGAGCATATGCAATTCGAAAGACTGTCAGATGGTGTAGGTGGTACGACTGTAAACTTGCAAGTGGGTTATATGATAGACGAAAACGAAGACCCTATAAAAGGCGAACCCCTTTTGTTTTATCCTATATACAACGACACAAATGAAAAAAGTATTGCGTTCTTAACTGATTTGGGTGTAAACCATATTAAAATACCTGAGTCATCTTATACAGGATATTACATACCAAGTAACTCTATAAGTTTAGATGACACTACCGACGATACTGTATTGCATTTTGGCTTAGAGATAAACGAGTGGAAGCCATCAGGTAATTTTGATGGTACTCTATTTGAGGACTTATACAAGAGCTACATACAGAATGTGTTTAACACAAAAAACAGACTTACAAAAGTAAAGGCATATCTACCCCTTAGAATCCTTTTAAACTTTACACTTGCTGATAGGTTTGACATAAACGGCAAAAGGTATAAGATCAACAGTATAGACACAAACTTAGCGACAGGAGAATCAAGCATAGAACTATTAAACGAATTATAATGTTAAACGTAATTATAGACTTACTAAAAAACGCAAACGGAGAGACAGAGAATATACGTATAGCACAAGGCAAATACAAACTACCTACGACTATAAAACAGACTCTTAAACAAGCTAAAAAAGAAGTAAGCTGGATAAACAAATAAGCTATGGCAGTAGAGAAAATAGGTGTTGAAGTAGAAGTAAAGACTGGCAAAGCTCAGTCGGAGCTTACGAAAGTTACCAACGGTATAAAACAATTTAACGAAGAGCTAGACAGAAACTACGACGGTGTTAAGGCTATTGACGCTGTGACTGACGACGCAGCCTCTACGTATTTAAATTTTAAAGACCAGCTACTAGGTGGTATAAAAGCTGTCGGTGGTTTAACTAAAAGTTTTAAAGGCTTAAAAGCTGCTATGCTAGCGTCTGGTATTGGTGCTATTGTAGTAGCTGTCGCTGCTATTGCTGCAAACTGGTCTAAGATACAAGAGGCGGTTTCTGGAGTGACTGGCGAGCAAAAGAAACTACTAAAGGATCAAGAGCGTGCAGCCGAACTATCTAAGCAAAACTTTGAACGCACTAGTGAGACCGAGAATATACTCAAACTACAAGGCAAGACAGAGCGAGAAATACTAGAGCTAAAAATGAAGCAGACAGACGAAACTATAGCTGCTCTAGAGGCTCAACTAGCGACACAAAAAAGCATACAAAAAACACAAGTAGAAACAGCAGAAAAAAACCGATATATACTAGACGGTTTAATTGGTTTAGTAACATTACCTATACTAGCCTTACTAGAAGGTATTGACCAGGTTGCTAGTTTGTTTGGTGCAGAGTCAAACTTGCGTCAAGGCTTTCAAGACTTCTTAGGAGACTTAATTATAGACCCAGAGAAAATAAAACAAGAGGGCGACGAGGGTATTGCAGAAACAGAGAAACAACTAAGTAAGCTACGCAATATGCGAGCTGGCTATCAGTTACAAGTAAACAAAGAAGACAAGGCAGCAGCAGACCAGAGACTTAAAGACCAAGAAGAGGCATACCAAAAAGAGCTAGACGCTTTACAAAAACGTTTACAAAAAGAAATAGACCTAAGACGTGAAGGTACTCGTAAGGTAGGCGAAATACGATCTAGCTTCTTTGAGAAAAACTTAGGCGACAGTGAGGCAGCTCAGCAGATACTATTAGAGAGAGAGCGTGAAAGATTTTTACAAGAAATAAAAGACAGTAAAGCTCTACCAGCCCAAAAACGTATGGCAGAGGCAGAAGTCAATAAGTTTTATGACGAGAAAGCACAGAAGATTAAAGACGAGGCTGCAGCAGAAGACATAGCTAGAGACAAAGCCTTACAGCTACAGAAGATGCAAATAGTGGGCGACACGTTTGGTGCACTATCACAGATACTAGGCGAGAATAGCAAGGCTGGCAAATCTGCAGCTATAGCACAAGCTACGATAAATACGTTTCAGGGAATGACAGAGGTGTTTGCTAATAAAACTACAATACCAGAGCCATTTGGTACTATAGCAAAATTTGCAAGTGCTGCTGGTATACTAGCTAGTGGTATGGCAACTGTAAAACAAATTACAGCTGTCAAGAAACCAGAAGGCGTAAAAGGTGGTGGTGGTGGTGGAGCTACAGTAGCCGCACCAGCAATCGCAGCTCCAGCCTTTAATATAGTCGGTGCTACTGGTACAAATCAAATAGCAGAAGCTATCGCAGAGACTACTAAAAAACCACAAAGAGCCTATGTAGTAGCTGGAGACGTAAGCACTGCACAAGAACTAGACAGAAAAACTATAGAGGGTGCAAGTCTAGGATAGGCAAAAAAAATAAAACCTACGTTATATAAATATGAAGATAGTAGAACTAATAATTGACGAGACAGACGAGTATAGTGGTATCGACGCAATCAGTGTTGTAGAGTACCCAGCAATAGAAGAAAACTTTGTAGCTCTAAACAACAAAAAGGAGTACAAGTTTAAGTCTGTAGACGACGAGAAAAAATTACTTGTAGGTGCGTTACTAGTGCCTAATAAAATGATATACCGAAAGGACGGCGACGAAGAGTACTACATACACTTTAGTAAAGAGACAGTACGTAAGGCGAGCCAACTTTACTTAATGAGAGGCTACCAAAGTAACGCTACCTATGAGCACATAAAAGACATTGAGGGTCTTACCTTAGTCGAGTCCTGGATCATAGACGACAAAGAAAATGACAAGTCAAACAGCTATGGTATGGACTTACCACTAGGCACTTGGGTCGGAGCTATAAAAGTCACTAATGACAAAATATGGCAAGAGTTTGTGAAAGAGGGTTTAATTAAGGGGTTCAGTATAGAGGGTTTCTTCGCAGAAAAAGCAGAGCGACCACTAGAGCCTATAGAAGAAGACTTGTCTAGCGAAATAGAAGCTGGGTTAAAACTACTAGAGGTTAAGTATTCTATTGTAGCCGACGAGTTAAAAAAAAAAGTAGGTCTAGAGAGTTACACTGATTACCCAGAGGCAGCTAGCAATAACGCAAAGCGAGCTCTAGAGTGGGCAGATAAAAACGGCTGGGGGTCTTGTGGTACAGACGTAGGCAAACGCAGAGCCAACCAACTCGCAAAGAAACAAGGTATAACGAGAGACACAATCGCTAGAATGGCTAGCTTTAAAAGACACCAACAAAATAAAGACGTACCCTATAGCGAAGGCTGTGGTGGTTTAATGTGGGACGCTTGGGGTGGATCTGCTGGTATTAACTGGGCTATAAGCAAACTTAAAGAACTAGACAAATGAAAAAACACACAGACACAAGAAGAGCTTTTACACCAACAAACAGCAAGCGAGCTTGTCTATGCTGGCATACAAACACATACAGTAGAGAGTGCTGCGATGGCTCTATGTACGCACAAGGCATAGGCTCGATTAATAGGACTTCTAGCTAAAAATGCAAATTTTTTTAAAGATACGTTATATAAGAAACCGCTAAATTAATGCGTACAGAATTAAAGGTATTTTCTCGGTTATTTGGTAAGCAGTTTAAGACAGAGCTGTCTGCTGCAGACGACATACAAGAGGCTCTTAACGAGCTACAAAGTTTAGATCTTAATAGCCAAGTAGAAAACCTACGACAAAAAGACTCACAGTTTGTAAGTCAAATTAACGAGCTTAAAGGCGTAGCAGAAGACTTGATTTCTACATACGACAGCCTAGAAGACCAGCTACAAGAATACAAACAAATACAAGACAAACTAGAGACTGCACTACGCAGCTTTGAGTCTATGGCTAGTGACTTAGGTATTGATCCTATGCAAAGCGACAAATACGAAGAGGGCAGTAAACTACTAGAAGAAAGCGAGAGCGACATAGTTTCTCTAGTAGACTTGCAAAACGACACATACGACAGATACGAAACAGCAACCGACTTATTTAGGTAATATGAATAGACACTTACAAACAGCTTTTAACAAACTACAACGTAAACAAGTAGAGCTTAACAAAACACAGCTTTCTGTTGTAGATGACATAGACAACGAGTTTGACTGGCTAGAACAAAGTTACAGCGAGGCTAGTTATTTAGCTTACGACGCTGGCGACGAATGGTTAGACCGTATTGCAGAATTTCGCAGTGAAGTAATGATTTTCTGGGACAATGCAGTAGTAAACGGAGCAGCTACTAGTCTAGAAGAGGCAGCCGAAAGAATGGCTGAAAAAATACAGAAACTAGAGCAAAGTGCAGACGAGCTAGGTGTAGACCCAGCCGACTTAGTTAGAAACTACGAAGAAATAAAAGAAATACTAGCCAACTGGCAGAGCACCTACGAAGACGCTCGTAGAGCATATCAAGACGTAAGAGAAAAAATGGAGCAAGGTATTGCCGACTTTTGGTAAAAATTTTTAAATAGATATATATATGAAACCGACAGAAATGTTATCACAAATCAAGACTTTGCTAAAGGCACGTATGTCTCTAGCACAGCAAACACTTGAAAACGGTACAATTATCGAGGCAGAGAGCTTTGAGGCTGGACAGCAAGTTTTCGTAGTGTCAGACGAAGAGCGTGTAGCTTTGCCAGTAGGCGAGTATGCACTCGAAGACGGTAAGACCCTAGTCGTAGAGGAAGAGGGAATGATCGCAGAAATTAAAGAAGCTGCTGCAGAAGAAGAAGTACAAGAAGAGCAGCTAGAAGAAGAGGTCGTCGTAGAAGACGTACCAGAAGAGGTTGTAGAAGAGGTTGCAACTGTAGTAGAGGCTGTAGTCGAGGCTATCGCTCCAGTACTTGAAGAAGTTAAGCAAGAAGTAGAAGAGCTTAAAAAGAAATTTGAAGAGCAATACAAAAAAGACGAAGACAAAAAAGAAAAAATGTCTTCACAAGAGCCAGCTACTAAACCTTTAAAACACAATCCAGAAAAAAATAACACTCGTACAGTGCATACATACGCAGACAATCGTAGTGCGACTATGCTAGACAGAGTATTTAACAAACTTTCTAAATAAATTTAAAATGAACAGAAACGTAAACTTACGGACTATTACTACCAGTGGATCACTGGATAGCTTTACTACTACCTACGAAGGGGAGTACAAAAAGCAAATTATTTCAGCTGCCTTATTGTCTGGCGACACACTAGACAAAGGTGGTGTAACTATTAAACCTAACGTACAATACAAAGAGGTTATCAAGAAAATTGACAGCGGATCTATTTTGACTTCTGCTACTTGTGACTTCTCTGCTACTGCAGACGTTATTGACATTGAAGAGAGAGTACTTGAAGTGGTACAACAACAAGTAAACCTCGAAGTTTGCAAGCTCGATTTTACTAGCGACTACTTGGCTCTAGAGCAAGGTTTCTCTGCTTATAAAAACTTGCCTACTTCTTTTGCTGACTTTATTATGGCTCACGTTGTAGCTAAAGTTGCTGAGAAAACTGAGCAAAACATCTGGGGTGGAGTTGCAGCTACAGACGGATATGACGGTCTTACAGTATTAATGGCTGCAGACGCAAACGTTAACGACGTAACTACTACAGAAACTGCTTTTGCTGCTTCGACAATCATCGATGAGCTCGGAAAATTAGTAGATACAATCCCTTCAGCCGTATATGGGAGAGACGACTTGAAACTTTTCTTGCCTACAATCGCTTACAAAGCGTATGTACGTGCTTTAGGTGGTTTCGGTGCTGTTAATGCTTCTGGTGGCGGTGGTGCTGCTGGTACTGACAACAAAGGGTCACAGTGGTTTAATGGTCAAGAGCTTTCTTTTGAGGGAATCCCAGTATTTAAAGCTCCTGGTATGCCAGCTGACCATATGGTAGCTGCTGAAACTAGCAACTTATTCTTCGGTACTAATTTGGTTAGCCCAGATCATACAGAGGCTAAGATCCTCGATATGAGCGATTTAGACGGAAGCAACAACGCAAGAATTATTATGCGGCTAGCGGGCGGAACCCAATTTGGGAACGCAGGTGACATCGCACTTTATACTTTGGCGTAATATAAATTAATTGTTTAACTAATTAGGGTGGGTAAGCCGTATAGTGCCTACCTACCCTTTTTTTAATACTAGAAAATTATGGCGTGTGCATCACTTTCAACTGGTAGAAGTTTACCGTGTAAGTCTAGTGCTGGTGGTATTAAAGCTATCTTCGTTACAACTTTCGGCGATCTAGGAGACTTAACAGTCACTAGTGGCGAGGTTACTGCGTGGGCTGGTACACCAACACTTTACAAATACGACGTAGACGGTGCTACTGGTGTAGAGCAAAGTATTACTGCGAGCCCAGAAAACGGTAGTGTTTTCTTTACTCAAACTTTGACTACTACATTAAAGCGTCTAGACAAAGCTACTATGGTAGAGCTAGACGTATTACTTAAAAACAGACTTTCTGTAATTGTAGAAGATTACAATGGAAACTATTTACTAATGGGTGCAGAGCACGGTGTAAATAGTAGTGGGGGGTCTATTACTACTGGGCAAGCCTTCGGCGACTTGTCTGGTTTCTCTGGCTTAACATTTCAAGGTCTAGAGCAAAACCCAGCGTGGTTTGTTACTTCTAGCCTAGTTACAGCAGCAGAAGACTCTACACAAATCGACCCAGCATAGGGTATTTTTTAAATAGGGGTTTAAGGGTGGCTACGGCTGCCCTTTTTTTTTAGCAAAAACGAAAAACTTACGTTATATGTATATATGAAAATTCTAAAACCTACAACAGACACGCAAACTATAAAACTAATACCTAGAAATTATAGTCAAAACACTACTGTACAGCTTAGAGACGACCAAACAAACGTCACTACAGTATACACACCTACAGTAACGCAAGAGAATGACTACCAGGTATACAGTGGTGTGTTTAATTTAGAAGAGGGTCACTACTACGACTTGCTAGTACAAAACGATTATGACGTATATAGCCAAAATAGTGACTACTGGAATTTAAGTACAAACACTTGGAATGACATAAACTTTAAGGTTGACACAAATATTGTAGACAAAATTTTCTGTACAGACCAAGACATAGACCAGTCAGAGCAAGAAGAGTACAGCGTAAACAAAGGTGTTTACAAAAGCGACTTAACATATGACAAAGAGTATATAATTTATGAATAATACTAAAAAAAGACGTAGTACAGCTCGCAAACGTGCTGGCTTAAAATTCTTAGACCTTGCAGCCTACACAGCACCAGCTATAGTAGAGCAAAACAATAAGGAGTGGGTCGAATACGGTGCAGACAATAACTATTTCAATTACCTTATACAACTTTTTAACGGATCTCCAACAAACGGAGCTTCTATTAACGGTATTGCACAGCTAATTTTTGGTAGAGGCTTAGACGCTACTGACTCATCTAAAAAACCAGACGCTTACGCTATGATGAAACGTCTATTTAAAGACGACTGTGTAAGAAAACTAGCTACAGACTTAAAATTATTTGGTCAGTGCTCTATGCAAGTAATATACAACGCTGAACGCACGCAAATTGTACAAGTGGAGCATTACCCTGTAGAAACGCTAAGACCAGAGAAATGCAACGATGACGGCGAAATAGAGGCATATTACTATAGTGCTGACTGGCAAAACCTAAAAAACGGAGAGCAGCCAGAGCGTATACCAGCTTTTGGCTTTAGCGAAGAGTCTGTAGAGATTTTGTACGTAAAACCTTACAGAGCTGGCTTTTATTACTTCGCACCTGTGGATTACCAGAGTGGGACTCAGTATGCCGATCTGGAGAGCGAGATAGCAAACTTCCATTTTTCGAATGTAAAGCAGGGTATGTCGCCTGGACTCCTACTTAACTTTAACTCAGGCATACCAGACGAAGACGCACAGGCAGAAATAGAGCGTAAAATAAAACAAAAATACACTGGATCTAGTAACGCTGGTAAATTTATACTTGCTTTTAATAATAATGCATCCGAGCAAGCGACTGTAGAGTCTATACAGCTTAGCGATGCACACCAACAGTACGAGTTTTTATCGACTGAGTCAACTCAGAAAATTCTCATAGCTCACAGAATCACGAGCCCGATGCTTTTAGGTATTAAAGTCCAAAACGGTCTCGGAAATAACGCAGACGAGCTTCGTATGAGCTCGATTTTATTTGACAATACGGTTATTAAACCGTTTCAAGACCTTTTAATAGACTCTTTTGACAAAATACTACACTTTAACGACATAGACCTTAACCTATACTTTAAAACGCTACAGCCTTTAGAGTTTATGGATTTAGAAAATGCTACAAACAAAGAGCAAATCGAAGAAGAGACTGGACAGAAGCTAGGACTTAAAAGCGTAGACGGAAAACCAGTATACAAAACTAAAGAAGAGGCAGAGGCAGTAGCTAAAGACTTAGGCTGCGAAGGATCTCACGCTCACGAAATAGACGGAGAGACATACTATATGCCCTGTGCAGACCATTCTGAGCTTAAAGACGCAGACGACCCTTGCCAGGCTGGTTACGAGCAGTATGGAATGAAAATAAAAGACGGTAGAGAAGTGCCTAACTGCGTACCTATAGAGGCAGCAGAAGAGCTACGTAAGGCAGTAATGAATGAGCTGCTTAACTTAGAAGACGAAGACCTAAGCGATTACGAGTTAATAGACACAAGACCAGCTAATCAATACGACGACATACTACACGCTGGGCTAGAGCTTGCTAGTGTACTACCTAGCTCGCCTAGTAAAACCAGTGAGCAAGACACAAGCATCTTAAAAATACGATATGCGTATATGGGCTCTAATAACCCACAGAGAGAGTTTTGTCAGAAAATGTGGTCAGCTAAGAAAATATACCGTAAAGAAGATTTAGACAAAGAAAGTACAGCAAATAGCGAGTTTGCACCTAGCGGATCAAACAGTTATAACATATGGCTCTATAAGGGCGGTGTTAATTGCAACCATTACTGGGAGAGACGTACTTACTTACGTAAAAATAACGAGAAAATAACAGTAAAAGAGGCTAGAGAGAAAATTGCTAAACTAGATCCTAGTTTGCGTGAAGAGGCACGTATACCAACAAACGAGCCAGAAGTAGCACAAACAGCGAATAGAGGTAATAACTACTGGTCTTTAGACCCAAACTATAGACGCTAATGGCAACAGCTTTATTTATTTCTAGAGAAGACCTGGTAAGAAACACCATTATAAATGGCACGGTGGACAGTGACAAGTTTCTGCCTTTTGTTAAGCTCGCCCAAATTCAGCATATCCAGAATTACTTAGGGACAAGACTATACAATAAAATTAGTCAAGACATAATAAATGGGTCATTAACTGGAGACTATCAGACTTTAGTAAACGAATACGTGCAGCCCGCCTTAATCCATTTCGCTATGGTAGATTTCTTGCCATTCAGCTCTTTTGAAATTAAGAACGGTGGGATATTTAAGCATAGTAGCGAGACAGCGACGCAACCATCTAAAGACGAAGTAGACTATCTAGTACAAAAACACAGAAACTTTGCAGAGTTTTACACTCGTAGAATGATTGACTATTTGACGTTTAATGGGTCGAGCAAGTTTCCAGAGTATTATCAGAATCAAAACGAAGATATGTACCCAGATAAGTCGGCTAGTTTCGTTGGGTGGGTGTTATGAAGCAGTATAAAATAAAACATAATAACGTAGTAAAACTAATTGAGTATTTAAAGAACTCAAAAGTTAAAAAAGACAAAAAAAAGTAAATAAATATGGGTACATCATTAAGTAGTGCTAGAATAAGTGAAACCTTTGACGGTTTACTCAAAACGACAGATAACCAGCCTTTGACTGGTAGCTTAAAAGAAATTACAGACGGTCTAGGTAACGACTCTGGTGTGCATATGGATCAAAACGGTAACCTCAAAGCAGAGGGTACTTTAGAGTTTGGCTCATTAAAAGACACAGGCGAAGACATAACTATTACAAAACTAGTAGACGAAGCAGACGGCATTGACAATAACGACAATGACACTAGCATACCCACTAGTGCAGCAGTAAAAGACTACGTAGACACAAACTCTGACTATAGACTAAAAGAAAACATTGAGCCGTTAAGGTCAGCACTAGACAGACTTAATGAGCTAAAGGCATATAGATTTAACTTCATATCTGACCCAGAGGCTACAGTAGATGGGTTTATAGCTCACGAAGTCGCAGACATAATACCAGAAGCCGTTAAAGGCGAAAAAGACGCTGTAGACGCAGAAAACAACCCTATATACCAAACAATAGATCAAAGTAGAATAGTGCCTTTACTAGTAGGTGCAGTACAGGAATTGTTAGCAGAAGTTAAAAGTTTAAAAAAGAAATAAATGGCTAGAGAAATACATCACAGAAGTTACTGGGGTAACACTAATCCAGAAGGCTATGGAGAGGTGTATTATGACGACTCGGCTACAAACAAACTCTACAGACATTCTGACTACTACGAAAACAGCTGGGACACAGACAAAACACTCAGAGACTTAAACAATAAAGCAAGTATAGTCTTAACACCTACTGCATATTCAGATGGTAGCTTAAATACTGTTATACCGCCTTATCAGGTCTTGCCTACTGAACTCGTTACTAATGGCGATTTTAATGATGGTTTAAACAATTGGACTGATGTTTCAAATTGGTGGAGTGTTGTAAATGGCGAAGCATATCACCCCGCTTCTACATCAATGAAACAATTATATCAAGATGT